ATAGCGTTCTTCGCTACATCCAAAGCAGATTCCATAAACTCTTTTACCTTTGTAGAAGCACCGCTATCTACGAAAGCAGAGTAACTCATTTTATTTGCATCTACGGTTTTACCCATAGAAATACTCTGGTCAAGCAACTCAACAAGCTTAAAGGAACTGTCAGAAGAACTGTACTTATCACTGAACTGAAGTGAAAGAGAGGATAAGTTTTCAAAGTCTATATCAGCTCCAATAAATATTGGCTGCAGAACAGAGCTATCTGTATTCAGATATATTTTTTGACCAAGCTCTAATTGTGTCATAAAGCCAACAAACTCGTCGATAGTCATAAAGTTGGCAGAAGAAACACTGAAAGAGTAGGAGGGATAAGCTAAAGAGTTAAGGGTTTGCTTGCCGTATTCAAACAAGTCCCAAGACACAGAGTGTTTCTCATAGTCTGTTGTATTTCTTGTGAAGTACATATTACCCTTTGTAACCGTGAAGCTTATACCTGTATTGCCTGAAGTAGAAATAGGAGAGCCTGTACCTGTAATGGATATACATCCGCTTGGGAACGAAGCTTCGCCTATAGTACCTTTATTGAGGAATGTGGATAAAACCATCGTTTCATCATCATTTCTTTCAAAGCAGGCACTTACAACCTTTGCAGACAAAGTAACTGCGTCACTTGTAATAGTGAGAGTACCGCCGTCTACTGTGTACATAACCTTTCCGTTATCGGTTACGACCCTTGTGAACTTGGTATTAGCAAACGACACTCTTACATTTGAGATTGCGTTGCTAATATCGGAATCGGAGTAGGAGTCAACTTCAGATACAACGAATGAACTTTCCTCAATACTTTCTTCTTTGAAGTATCTATCGAGAATAATAAGCTCGTCGTGTGTAAAGAACTTATCAAAAGCCACACTCTTTTGTATAGTAATAAGATTGTCTGTGAGTTCAGCTTCGGCATCTTTGAGTCTGTTGACCACCGTCTCCTGAGCCGAAATTTCGTCCTCTACGCTCGCAATTCTTCTGTTGACATCTTTTAGCTTGGATTGAAAATCGCTGTAATCTGAGCTGTTTTTGTTCGCGTGCTGGGCTAAATATTCAACATATACCGCACGCTCGCTCTCCAACGACGCAAGCTTTATGTTTTTGAGGTCAGACAATACAACCTGTTCTGTTAAGATAGCAGATGTCTTTAACATTCTCTCGATAGAGATGTTATAATATGTAAGCTGATTAGCCTCAAAGGATTGTTTCCAAGAGTTCCATTTATCAATTACACTCTGGTCAAACTGAGTTGTGTTCATAAAGTAATCCAGATTGTAAATCATATTGGTACCCATAGGGTTTACGGAACGGATGTCTACATCTTCGCCACCGCAAACATCAAGAGCAGTAACGATACTTTCAGTATCTTCGTCAATCTGAATTTCCTTAACAAGATTATCCATAGAGAGGTATACTGGTTTTGATACCGCTTCGTTTGCCGTGCTTCGTACATTGATTGTTCTTGTATAGCTATCGAAGTCAAAGATACATCCATAGAGTTTCTGAAGTGTAGACTTGATGAAGTTATAGGTGTTCGCATTATCAGATGATAATGTTCTATACTTATTGATAAGGTCTTCATCAACCGTACCAATAGTCCAAGACGGAAGCTCTGCGATTATCATACCGAGAATTGTATCGTCGGGAGATAACGGATTCCAGAAGTTATATGTGGCTTCTTCAAGGAAAATCTTCTTATAGGTGAGTTCGTATTCAAGCGAGTACGCTTTACAACTCTTGATTTCCTTAACACCATCATTCTTGATAGATGGGTTCATAAGAATAAATCTACCCCAGTTAATCATATCGATTATTCTCATACCGATAATATCGTCATAGTGGGGAGTCTTAACACCATCTACATAAGCAGGGATGTCAAATGTAATTGTAGACATTTCGTTATAACAAACATTCGCCTTTAAGCCTTTCGCATAACCGAGTGTCTGAATTGCCTTGCCGTCTGCGTTACACAGAACCAGAGTGGGTTGTTCCTTAACAACGCCTATAGTAGAAAAATCGATAACCAATGTACCACCTCCTTTTTATATAGTAATGAGGGGCAATCGATAAACTCAATCACCCCTCGGTATGTGTTTATTTCAATGCGGAGCTACCAATGTTGGTAATACCTTTCTTGGTAAACGCATCTTTCAATTCGCCTAATGCAGTTTCTGCTATCAAGCCACCATATCTTCTGGCATCGTCATCAGACATAGAGCCATTGTGAGAGATATTAACTTCAATGTGCGGACTGAATTCTGTAAGTGTAGAACCAGCGTGTGCTGCAGGAAGTAAATCTCTCGAGGTAGGTAATAGCGAGAAGCCACCAAACAAGTTATCAAACTTGCTTGTGTCGATTGTCGTGCCAAGACGCTCAGAAAGAATCTGTGCGAAGTCAACAAGCTTATACAATCCTTCTTCACGCTTCTCGTCAAGGACGAGTTCGCCGTCTTTGAGGATTGCCATAACCTCGTCTTTCTTGAGGGTAGAATCACCAACAACACCGCCGGTGTGGTATGTGCCGTAGGATTCATATAACTTGGCATTATCAATCCACCACACACCGTCAGAGTCTTTCCAAACTTTCTGTCCGCTGAGGTCAGCGATATACTTCGCCATTTTCTCATTTGCTTTTTCAAGTTCGGCTCTTTCGGAAGGTGATGCACCACTCCATTTAGCACTATTGTTTTTCATCGCCTTTGTGATAAAGTCAACGGCTTCCCATTTTCCAATAGAATAGAGTGGGTCTGTCTCTCCGTCAAGGTACCAAGCACCGTCTTTCGATGTTACATCCTGTTCGTAAATACTTGATAACTGTGATGCGAGAGTTTTATTAGCAGACGAAAGTCGAGACTGTTCTGCGTCAGATGCTGTAAACCACTGCAGTGAGTTGTTACGCATCTGGTTGATGATAGCCCTCGGGTCTCCGTAATTGCCGGACGCACCTAAGTCTACGCTGTCAGATGTTGCACCTGCAGCAAGCTTGTTAGTTGCTTCGATATAGCTACCATATTCTTGCACGGCCTTGGAAGCAAGTTCCCAAGCTGCAACAATTTCACTTTCAATAGACGAGCCTGCTTCATAGTTCCAATCTATAATATCGTCATAAAGGTTATCCCAGTCGTCATTGATTCTGTCAATAGCGAGCTGATATATCTTTTCTGTCGAGCTGATAGAGTCTTCTAATATAGCAATCTCTTTGTCTTTTTCTTCTTCATAAGAATCTGCCATTTCATCAAGCATCTCTTGCTGTTTATCAACACCGTAGTCAGTCTGATAATCAGAAAGGTTTGTTTGAAGTTCTGCAAGTTCCTGTTCGAGTGCAGCCTTTTCAGCCTGAGCTTCACGGCTATCGTCGAGCGACAACTTGTTAATCTTGTCCTGAAGTTTTGCAATCTCTGCGACCTTCTTAGCGACTTCCTTGTTGTAGTCGTTTTCTTTCTTGGTTTCGTCGAGAGCCTCTTTCTTCAAGTCAATGATTTCACGGTACTTATCTTTTTGTTTCTCGAGTGCTTCAATCTCCTGATTAACTTCGTACTCAACTAATTCCATAGTCAAGTCGAGGATTTTATCAAGAGCGTCCTGCATATCCTCATAACCCTTATTAGACTCGTCCGTTCCAAGCTTAATGCTTTCAACTGCGTTGTTTGCTAAGCTTCTAAGACGGTTAATGTTCTCAAGAGCCTGAGCGTATTGAGAATCATCCAAATCGAGTAGAGCGAGATTTGAATACACAAGTCCCCAAGTTGCATCACTTGCTTGTTCTGTAGCTGTGATAAGCCTGTTAAGTTCTTTGATGTTATTTTCAGAAAGAGCATATCTAAGTTTCTCAACATAGCTCATTGCTGTATCGACCGCAAGTTGTTTTGTTCTTGCAGAAATTACAGCTTCTATTCGCTCCTTATTGATAGAGAGCATACCGTTCTCATCTTTAAGGTAGTTCATATATTCAGCACCATATTCGGCTATTGCTTTTAAGGTGTCTACGGATAGTGCTCCGGTTTCGGCATATTCTCCCGCAGCGTCTTTGAGAGTATCGTATACATCTTGCATAGCGCCTACGAAATCTATAGCCTCGGTTACTGCGTCATTTAAGAACTCTATAATACTCTCTTTGCCCTCATTTATGGAATCCGAAAGGTCAAGCCAAGTTTCGGAGCTTTCTTGGTTTTCTTCGTTAAGTCCAGTTATATTATCTATAAGTTTTTCGGTATCTTTACGAAGAGCATTTGTTGCTTCCTGAACAGTTTTATACTCTCCGGCACTTTCCGCCTGCAATTCGTTTAAGTGTTCGAGGTTTGCAATATATAACCTGTTAGTATCGGCATTATATTCTATCTGAAATCCTAATGCTTCAAGTTCAGGAATTGCACTATTGATTGTTGTATCTCTTAAGTTATTGAGCTCATGTAAAGCCTGTTGGCGCTCTTTATAAGCTTCTATCAATTCTTTTTGGATACCAACCTTTTCAAAAGCTGTATCAGCATTATCCAAATCTCTTTCAAGCTTTGCCTGCTTAAGCTCTGCCTCGCGCAACTTTTGAATTGCCTCAGTATATTGGTCGATATCGGCAATGTATTCCTCGACTTCTTTGTCTTTCTTAGAACTCTTATTACTATCCGTTGCAAAACCAGTAATTGGTTTATTTTTCATAGCTTGAAGAATTGCAATCTGACCATCAATTTCGGCTATCTTATCTGTATAATTAGATATATCAAGCTCTAACATTGATATGTATTCATCGAGAGTAAAATCTTTTGCCTCGTATTTATAATTCGAACCTTCAAATTTACCGTCGTGTAAAGTGATTGTTATACCATCACCTGTTGTGCCACCGGCACCACCACCTTGTACATCTGAAGACCCCTTTACCTCACCACTTGCAACACCCGCCATAGCTTTTGCGGCTTCGTGACACTGTTGTGCAAATGACGCAACAGACTGTTTGCCAGCCCACATATTTGTGTATATAGCCTGTGCGGCACTATATGCGGCTTCGTTAAAATTGCCGTCAACATCTGTACATACTTCTGCGGCAATTCTGTTGAATTCGTCAACATTACCAGCCATTGCAGCGGCCGCAAGTTGAAATGCTGTTGCCTCATCAATACCTTGGTCGATAAGAGCTTGTGTCATTATGTTACCACAGTTAACTCTATATGCGGCGACCTCAGCAGATATTTGTCCTTCACCCTCACCAACTTGCTTAGCCAATTCGAGTTCGACTTCTGCGGCTGCTCTCTTTGCCTCTAATACGGCTTTATCTGCTTCAAGCTCTAAAATTTTTGCATCAAGTTCAGCATCAAGCTCAGCCTTCTTTGCTTGGATGAAAGAATTAACCACATCTCTGTTAAGGGTTATCTGTCCGTCTGCTGTAGCAGATGCTCCCTTAAGTATCTCAGGATACACGGATGCAAATTCCAAAGCCTTATCGAGAGACATTGTAAATCCATCAGCAACTTCTTTCTGCAGGTTTGCAACGGTCGCAAGCGAGTCTGAAAGTTTGTCGATGTGTTCAACCATACTTGCTACACCAGTAATTGTGTCTGGTGTATAGAAGTCAGAAAATTCCGGTTGGTCATTCAACACATTATCAATGGCTCTTTCGATATCTTCAACACTACCAACAAATTGTCCAGAAGCTTTTGCAGAATCTACGATTTGTTTTCTAAACGCATCAAACTCTGCTTCTGTTTTTGGCAACTGTCCATTTAATGATGCTTCTAAAATTTGCTGAGCAGCGAGGTTTTCGTTAAGAGCGTCAGTAGCAGAAATAAGTCCGCCTGCAGCTTCCTGAATTTCTGTATAGTTTTCATACATCTCTTTGTAGAGAATATTATCGGTACCAACAGTATCGGATAATACTTTTAGTGATTCTTTATATACTTGATACTGATGTAATATTTTTGCTGTATGATACCCATACGCATCTACCATAGCCTGTGATGCTTCTCCGGCAAATATATAATAACCCTCTGCAGTCTCATCGCTTTCTGCTTCGAGTAATATATTTGTCTTATTAAATACCAACTGTAGCTCTTCGGGCATATCTTTTAAGGCTTCGTAAGCATCTAAAATTTCTTGTTCAATTTCTGCATTACCCTCTGTTTTAATACCGTGATAAGCTCCGTAGTTACCAATCATATCGGATGAAGAAGCATCATCGAGGATATTTCCCGCAGCAGTAACGCCACCTCGTAAGTCAATTTCTTGCTCTTTAAGTTTTGATATAGAAGCCTGAACTATAGCTTTGTCATATTCACCATATTTATCAATAAGCTTTTGAAGCTCTGTCTGTTCGATATCCAAACCTTTAAGAAGTCCATCTCTTGCAGATGTATAATCATCAACCGACCCAGTTAATGATTCCAGTGCTTCGCTTGCTTTGATATAACTTAATGATAAATTAACAATTTCCTCAGACTGTGTAGCTGCGGTATCAGCAAGAGACTTCATCTTTTGATTTGTCTCATCCATTTCTGACTGCATTGTGTCACTTGATTCGGCGGTAGAATCACTACACAATGCCATAGCACCAGTAAGTGCTGTTATTGCGGCAAGTACAAGTCCTATTACCGGAATACTTGCTTGCATAGCTGCGCTTGCAGTTACCGTTCCGGCCGCATATCCTTTCCAAGCAGTAATCGCAACTGGAATAATATTGATAATGTTTTTAATAGCGGACACAACTGCACTAAAACCATTAGTAACACCAGAAACAATGGCGTTCTTGAGCATAGCAATCATATGTGCTATCCATTCTGCTTTCGCAATAGCAAGAACAGATGCGACTGTGAGTAATACCGTTTTAAGTCCGCCAAGAGCACCTATGACTTTTGCGACGCCATTTATAAACTCTAATATAAGAGTTAAGAAATCAACAACACCCTTGATTAAGGCAGAGTCAAATACATTCATTGACAATGTTTCAAATGTTGCTTTTAAGATATTTATTTTACCTTGAATAGAATCAAGAACTTTTTCGTTTTCCTCAAGGGCAGAACCAGCAGAATTAGCTGATGTCTCCAAGGCATTTTCTGCAACCGAGAAATTATCAAGAAGCGCAGCAACAACATTGGAGTTTCGTTTACCGCCAACCATCTCAAGTATGTTTGCTTGTGTAATATCAGAAAGCTCATCCCAAACCCCAGATAACTCTTTTAAAATTTGATATGTTGATTTAAAAGTGCCATCATCAAGTTGAATGTCTACCTTATTCTTCGTGAGAGACATTAACTCATCTCTAAGCTCCGACACACTTGTGGCCATACCTTCTGTTGATTCACCGGCTTCTTCGGCTTCAGTTTTGGCGGCTCTTAAATACATTGATACTGTTTTAAGAGTTGTACCTACTTTGTCAGGGTCTTGCACAACAGTATTAGCCGCGGTGGCTAAAGCAATGGTTTCATCGAGTGAGTTGTTTGCAGCGTGCATTGCTGCAGCAGAACGAAGTAATGCGTCACCGACGCCTTTAGACGAAATAGCGTAGTTGTTACCAACTTCGTTGAACTTATCAACAATGCTCATAACATCTTCGGCTTCAACACCAAACGCTTGCATTGTTGCTATAATACTTTCAGAAGCCGCGTCTATATCGTCAATGCCATCACCAACATTCTTATATACGATAGCAGCATCCGCAAGTTTTTCCGCGTCCTCAATTCCAAATCCAAGTCTTGCGAAACTTGCCGTTGCATTTACAGTGTCGGTAAGTGCAGCGCCGAGCTCCCTTGCTCTATGTGTTGCATTTACAAGGAACTTTTCATATGTATCATCGGTTTCATTTGTAACCTTTTTAAGTTCGGTCATCGCCGTGTCAAGTTCGATTACATTTGTTACCATCTGTTTTACTGCTCTATAAGCAGCCATAATTACACGGGTAATACTAAACCAAGTTCCAAACTTTGCAGAGAGAGAACCGAGCCTTTCGCCCCAAGTTTTAGTGTTTTCTCCAGCGCCCTTAATTACATTTGAATTGTGTGCGAAATTAGCACTGAGTACTTTCAATTCTGCAGAAAACTTTTCGGCTGTTATATCGCCATCATTATATTTAGCTATCAACTTATCTAACGAAGTTATGTCTTTTTGAATTGCGGTATATGATGTGGCAGACTTGCCGTTTTTGGCCGCAGTCCATTTGTCTTGTGCATTTTGCATCTGAGTCAATAGCGTATATGACTTCTTTAGCAACGCCTGTTTTTGCTCTTCACTCTTCTTGTAAGAATCATCTGACGCTTTCTTTGATGCGGCTGATTCTGACGAAGCACGAGCAGACTCTTTCTCAAGAGCAATTCGCTCTTTTAATTTTTCGTTAACATCACTTACCGAGCCGTCAGAGTTAATAGAGACAGTTCCGAGACCGTTAAGTGATTTGCTTATTTCAGCGACTTGGTTTCTAAAGCTCTCAATAGAAGTATTGTCTATATCCAAGCCGACTTTAATCTTTGGAGGATTGCTATTAAGCTGAGATACCAGATTACTGATATCTTTTTGCATCTGGTCGTAGCTTAGACCGACATCAACTCCTACTGACAGTAAAAAATCAGCCATCTATTTTCTCACCATCCTTTATAAAGAAAAGGATTGGCTCAATACCAATCCTTCATAGTTCAACTATGTCTAAAAATCTGTATAACTTTTGTTACAATATCACTCATAGATATCGTCTATTTTGATATCGAGCACACCGTATTCGTTTGCATAATTCGCCATATAATTCCTGACTGCGTTCTGAATGAACTGAGCCCCTGAACGCTGTGGCAAACTGGCAATATTGAAACTACCGCTGTGTCCCATCCAAACACCGTATACAGGTTGGTTTGCCGTATACCCCTTGTTAAGCAATGCGGCGATATTATCTATGCCGTCATACTCATCGGGAGCAAGAGAGTCTCTGTGTAGATTCCCTGAGAACCAAACCTCAATTTGGTATTTGTTTTTGCCAATCTTACGGGGAGAACCGTGCTCAAGTTTCTCAAGAGCACTTACCGCCGTATGACCAAGCTTACCTTCTGCAAAACCAGAACTCGCCTCAAGGTCTCTGATTTCGTTCTGCAGAACTTCTATAAATTTAGCGGCAGCCATTGAGGCACCGCCAATAGTAATTGCTTTACCGGCTAATCCTTTGCCACCGCCGGTTAAAACAATCTCATCTGTCTTTGCTTCAATCTGCTTTTGGAATTTAGCAGACGCCGTACAAGCTTTCGCCTTATCCAAAATAGATTTCATATTTATCGTTGACATTACGCCTCACCGTTTTCTGCGGCGGGCTTTGTGTTCTTCTGGTCAATATAAGCCTGAACAAGTTTTGTTTCGTCGAACTTATCACCTGCGATAGCTCCAATTAACTTACTAATTTCATCAGTACCAATACCTGCAAAGATACCGGTCATCTGTTCCTGTAAGTTGTTGAACGCAGAGTAAAGCTCGTTCATCTGCTTATTAACTGCTTCGATATTTGCCTGAGCAATGTTATCAATCTTAGCGTCAATAGCATCAACGATTTCCTGAAGCTGGGCTGTGTTTACATTTGCAACAACTACATTAACTGCATTTGTGCAATATACTAAGTCGTACTTACGCTCAACATTTGTAGGAAGAACAAAGTTTGCATACATCTCCAAGATGCAGCACTTAGTTACAAACTCTTTAACTTCGGGAATATAAGAGCCGTTGTCTGTGGTGAAACAACTCTTAACTACATTATCGACAAAGGAAAGAACTTCCTTGAAAGATAAGGTAGGTTTGATTGTAATCTCAACACCGTTCCATTCAACAGTCTTGGTAGGTGTGTATGTTTCTTTCATAATCTTTTCAAATGTGGTAATAGAAACCTTTTTGTTTGACTTAACATTAGCCATAAAGTATTCCTCCTTTAACTCTTAACTATGAGAGCGTCGAAGTTATACTTCCACACATATCCCATAGATGATTTGATTTTGTTTTTGCAACACTTCACAATATTGCTTGGGTCTGCACCAGAATACTCGGATGCCTCCGCGATAGAACTGAAGTGTTTTATAATCTCACCACTCATACTACACATCGTCACCGAGATGCTCCCGCGGTGCGCTCCGCCTCTCTTAGCAGAATCCTTCATATGCTGAATGTGAGATTCGGAAAATTTCATTCCTTTTCTACCGATACTCATATTGCGTCTTTGTTCTTCCGTAGCCTTACGCCCATAATTAGGATTGTTTGCGCCACGCTTACCAAACATAGGGTGTGAAGAACCCTTGCGTCCATAACAAGGGTTTCGTTCTCCTTTGTTATTTTCGCTCATTCTTTTCTTTTGTTCATCGGTAAATGTATACCCAGTTATACCTTCGCCGCCTAAGGTCATATTGTAACCATAATTTTTATCGCAAAGATTTAATTGAGTTATGTATAATGTTTCATATTGACGAGCTTCATCCGCTGATAAGCAGGAATGGAGTATTATATGGTCAAACGAATCCCAACCATATTTTTGAATTGCAGAATTAAAATGTGGGTTTCTTTTATATGCCGTGCCGTTTTGCCATCTCGTCTCTGGATTTCGGGAAGTAATACCTACATACATCTTGTTGTTAATCCTGTTCCTGTGTAGATAAACTGTCCAGTTGTTTTTGTCGCTTTCTTTCAGCTCTTTGTTTTTTAACATACTCATAATCACACCACCCTCCATCTATCTTTGAATAACATACCCAACGATAATTGATATCGGGGAAATGAAACCAGAATAGTTTTCTTTTTAAAAGAGCGACTGAATCGGGACAACCTTTTGTATCAACAACCTCTTCGTGTCCGTCTTTGAATACCATATAGAAATCGGCTACATATTTAATCGGTTGCACGGTCTTGTTATCGTGAATAAACTTTGGTTGTAACTCATATGGTTTTTGCAACTCGTGATGAACCACATCGCCACTCTCCACTAAAGGGCAAAGTACATCTCTGTAGTATTTCATTTCCAACACAGAGTCGAAAACAATACCGTCATATGTTCTTTTCAGAGTATCTTTATTTACATTGAATTTTGATTCTCTCAAAGCGACCTCCTTCCATACATTGAGAAATAGGCTACACCTCAAGGGCGCAGCCTATTTAATTTATTCTTATTTCATCGCAGTCTTATTCCGCATCGTCGAAGTATTCGTCAAGCTCGTTTTCAAACTCCTCGTCTTCTTCATCATCTTCGATGAGTCCAACGACTTTGGTTTCTTCGACTGCATTTTCGTCTTTGACCTCTACGGGTTTAACTTCTTTACGAGATTCTTCGATTCTGGCAAGGTAGATGCTCCCACATTCAGGGGAGCAAGCTACTTCCTGCCAACGGAAAACACCTGCGACATTTCTGATTGTACGGCAAGCCTCGTAAGGTTTACCGCACACACGACATTTCTTAATCGCAGTTGCCATAAGTTACCTCCGTAATTATTCAGTTACATCTGCTGTATTTACACCGAAGATAGTGTAAGTCCAGAGAGCTGCGCTACCGCCGCAAGCACCAGAAAGAGCTTCTGCTTCGAAAGCGTGAACTGTCTGGTTGTCGCCCATTTCAAAGCTGAACTCACCGTTGAAGTCAGCCTTAGGAATGTAGAACTGAATACGGTAAACATTAGAGCACTTGTCTTCAGCAAGAGCATCGATATAAAGAGCACACTTGCCAGAGTAGTTATCGCTCATATTTTCAAGCACATCTGCCTGAATCTTTCTCTTGTAGTAAACTACAATTTCAGTACCGTCTTCGATTTCACCTTCGTTGAAAGCTAACGCCTTAGTGCCGGGAGCGTAAGTGAACTTGCCTGCTGCAACAGCAGCGTCCTGTTCGAGTACTGTACCAAGAGTACCGTCACTGTTCTTGATATATACCGCATCAATTTCGTTGCCGGCTGTACCTGTTGCAACATATGTAGTTGTAGCAGCATCATCATTTACAGTAAGGTAATCTGTCCAGAGAACTTCAGTAGTCTTCTTCTCGAAAGTACCACCAGTCTGAAGTTCAAGAAGACCGCCAGAAACCATACCGTTAGTACCGCTGATAGTAACGGCCTTGTTCTTTTTCAGAGTTGCAAGTTTGCGACCCTGCTTACCAGTGATTTCTGTCTGCTCCTGAGACTGAGCGATTGTTGCGCTCTGAAGCTCGTCAAGTGTAAACTTATAGTTACCAGTTGCAATGTCAAACGCAGTGATGACTTCAAGGCTGGTAATTGTGATATCATTGATATTCATAAACACTGTTCCTCCTTAAAAAAATTTACTTATGAGTAAGCCAATTCAAATCGTCTTGGCTAAGCTCTTTTGCATTTACAGTACCGGTATATACACCGTACATTCTGTTGTTATAATCAACCTTCTTAATAACCTGCCGAACGCTTTCGTTAAACTGATAAATTGAAAGTTCTCTTGTCCTCTCAAAATCGTATTTATACTGTTCGGCGTTAACCATTGCGATTATAAGTGATTCGAGCCGAGAGTCTTCTGTGCGGTTCTTCAATCTCCGCATCCTGCTTCGTGCTCGTTCAAGCATAAATTCTTTTGCTTCCGGATTCGCAGGCTTACGCCTGTTCTTTTCGAGGTGGTGAATCATACGCAATGTTCCTGCAATTTTGCCGTGAATGGCACGGTCGATTGTTATTTTGTGCTCCTCGTCGCGGAGAACTATGTTTCCGTTTTCTTCGCTGATGGTGTGTTTGAATTTTGTTAAATCCAAATCACCAAAGATTAACTTTGTATCCTGTTTTCTTATCCCGGGGAACATCAACAGGAACAAATCGTAATCAGTAATGGATGTGAAGTCTACGCCAGCATCATCAAGCTGAACCATCATATCAATGGGCATAGCTGTTAAAACAGAAACAATATTGTAGTAATCCTCTTCACAGTCGATAACTTCGCCAACAGTTGGGATTACTATCTTGATGGAATCATTTATCGCATAACTCCGTTTATACAAAAGATTTCTTGTTGCCATACCTAATCATTAACCTTTCTTTCGGTTTGACGGTGTGGGCTTATTGGGGTTATGTAACCTGTTAAAGTCTGTAGCGGTAAATGTCATAACCTTACCCTGAAAGTCTGTCATAGGGGCATATCTTTTTGCTGAATAGAAATCCAATTCTCCAAGCCCGTAGTATCGACTTCCGTTGATAGCTCCCGCTATCTTAGAAACAAGCTTGTCTGTGCGGACACCACCTTCCGGCAAACGCAACTTGCTCTTATGTGTAAACACCCACACATACAGAGTGGGTAGTAAGTATGTTTTGTTTACAGCCTTTTGAATATCTACATCACAGCAGATGAAGGTTTTACCTTCCTCGATTGTTGTGGGTATATATTCATACGGGAAGACTTGTTTGTAGACAAGTTTCTTGGCATTTTTAAGCTCAACACTATCGTCTATAAGTGCAACGATATCTTTGTTGGTAAGCAAATCTTCCATTAGCTGATTTTTATAATCAAACATTTCGTCGAGTTGCTCGATAGCCATTATAACCACACCTGCCTTCCGTCTTCATCAATATTGTTTTCGGGGTCAACTATACTTTCTTCATTATCGGGTTGAGTAGGAGATGGGTCTTTTGGGAAGTACTTATAGTAATCCGCAATACCAAGCTCGTGATTGTCGTCATCGGTAGAAACAACTTCCTGAAGAACGAACGAGTAAACACCTTCCGTGTTATAAACCCAACCGACTTTTAACGGTTTAGTGAGTAAGTATGAAAGTTTTTCTTGTGACTCGGGGTCGTCGATTAAAAACCTTGACTCCCTGCAAAACTTAACAGTATCTTCATTTCTTGCAATGGTCATAGCAATTCTTGAGTCACCACGGGTTACTACAAATTCTCTATCTTCGTATTCGCCAGTGAGATACTTAGTACCATCCTCAATAATGCACCACTGTTCATGTGTCTTTCCGTCGGCATCAATCCACTTAAGCAAGTGATTACATTGACGCATCTTTGCCTTGGTGTAAATCTCTGTATTGGCATCACATTCTACAATGAGCCAGTGATTGTTCATCCAGCTCACTAACCCGCCACCCTTAACCACATCACTCGGGAGAGAATAAATTGTTTTTTCGTTAAGGTTGTCTGAGTTTGTGATAGCGACTTCCTGCGTGGCATTGTCTATCTCAACAGAATGAAACGACAAGCTGTCAGATAGTTTTGCGGAAAGCATATGCAGTTCTCTACGCAATACAGATTCGCGTTTGGAGCGTCCGCTTGCGGCTATTCGGCTTTCATAAGAATCCCAAATACTCACAGCGACACCCCCTCAGATAAGAACTTTGATTGAAGTTTGTTACAAATAGAAATAGCGCGAAAGACCTCGCGCTTAACTTCCGACACACTACAATCGGGGTTATCAATTAAATACTGTAAGATTGCTAATATTGTTAGGTAGTTTGAGTCATCGTGTATTGCGGTAATTAAACCTTTACATCCAAGTAACTCAACCTGTAAACTTTGCATATATGTTGTCAAAGATTCTTCATTGTTTTCTCGCATGGGGAGAATCTTGAAAAAATGATTTACGAGACGCCTGAAATAATTATGAAGAACCTCTGCGTCAATAGGTACACCCGGTGTGGTATTTACCATCATAGGTGTAAGTCCGAAAGGTCGCCGTGATTATACGAATACTCTCTTATCATATTGGTATAATCCTTTTGAACCTTTGCATATGCGTTCCCCACACGCATCAATAATTCAGCAGGAGAGTATGTAGTAAAGTCTTTGGTGTTCAAAACATTCTCAAGATTTTCCTGCTTGTTTACATACGGCTTAAGCCACTGACTAACCATACCCTCAGATACAATATCTGCAATCTCGGTCAGGTCAGCCTCGGGTATATCAACTGAAAAAGTTCTTGTTGTATCATTTCCAGTCGTGAACAAATCGTACTTACAATTCTTACGGAAAGCACTCAGAGCTCTTTTCATAAAGCCGTCAACCATTTCGGTTCTGTCTTCTTCTGCAAGAGAAAGAAAACTGTATTCTGAAATTTTCGCCAGAAAGGCTCCGGCGAACACATCATAAGGAACACCCATACGCAGCCTCCTTATCTTTCAATGAGTTCAACTCCAAGCGCCTCTTCGAGAGCGTTAATTGCCTTATTGGAATCGATTTCGCCTTCGGCGATTAACATCTTTGCTCTGTAAGCAACAGACTTCTTCTGTCCATCAGAAAGAGCTGTAACTGTGTTTTTGATTTCGGCAGGGGACATTTCGAAAATCTTATCGAAGTCCTCAATCTTAATTGCGTGTTTGTAGAAGTGTTTGAGACCAAGATAGTCAACAATCCAGTCTTCATCAAACATAAACCAGTTGTTCTGGAAAAACTTCTTAGCTGAGTTCTTCGCATTACGAAGCTCAAGCAATTCCATTTCCTGCTCTGTGCCGAAACCGTCCCAGACAAAATGTTCTCCTGTCTTCGGGCTTACATAAACAAGCTTGCCCTGAAAGCCGTTGCGGACTGTAACATACTGATGAACATCAATATCTTTTGCCACAAGTGGCTTGTTTTCTACGGGAGCCTCTTTGGGTTCCATTACTTTAGTCGTTGCCTTTGCCGAAGATTTGTTAGTTGTATTTTTTGTAGCCATAGTATTACCTTATCCTTTCATTCAAAAAATTGCGGGGGCGTAATGCCCCACGCAATTTAGTAGTTTTGATTAAGCCATTTCGTAACGGCCGATACCAGCGTTACCGCCAGCAAGAACGATACCCATACCGTACTTTTCACCGTAGAGATATTCCTGAGTGAAGTCAGCGTTGTTCATCGGGTCGCCCATAAGAACGATAGGATTACCTTCGTAAACAACCTTGATAGGCTTATCGTCACCAGCGATGATTGTGATTACATCGTCGTCCATAACGAACTCTGTAGAACCAACCTTGTGTCTCTGAGGAGTTACAACTACAGGAGTTCCGTAGAACTTACCGTAGTAACCAAGGTTGTAGAGGTCGTCCTTAGCACCGTCACTTTCGATAGAAGCCTTAAGGTTTCTGATAGCTTTCTTTGTACCTACGATAGTAGCAGTCTTGCCACCAGCTGCAGCTTCAACATGAGAGATGAGGTCTAAGAGGTCGTCCTCATCATAAGCACCAGCTACAGGGAAGTATGTAACACCGCCGAGCTGTTCAGCAGTTGCACCACTCCAGAGAGTGTAAACATCGTTTAAGAGCTTCTGTCTGAAAGACTCAGCAACCTTATTGATGAATGTGTTGAAGTCAACACGGCCTGCGAGTACGCGATTAAGTTCTTCATAAATTCTTACAACCTTGAGAGATGTAGGAATAGAAGTTTCGCTTACTCCGCCGAGTCTCTGTCTGCGGATACCCTGAGTACCATCAGCAGCTTCAGAAACAACGAAGAGTTCGCTGTCTTCAACAACGAAGATGTTCTGGTCGCCTTCAGCTACATTTCTGAAGTCAACAAGTGCGTTGAAGTATTCGTCACCCTGAAGACCTTCAATAACTGTCTTGCTGAGAATTTCTTCGAGAAGTGTAAAGAGACCAGCACACTTGCCGTCACGAATCTTCTTGTAGTCTAAAACGGTGCTTCCGCCGTTTGCTTCGATAAGAGCCTGTCTGAGCAAGTCCTGAGACTGACCAACAGAATATTTTTCAACATTGCCTCTGTATGCGTCAACGGCAACTTTTACAATATCTTTAATTTCGCTCATTGCATAATCCTCCTTTTAAATTAGTTAGCCTTGATTGCGTAGTATGTATATCTACCAACAACATCAACGGCGATAATGGTACCTACAACTGTAGAACCTTCAGTAGCTGTTTTTGCAACATTTAATTTTGTACCAGCAGCAAGCTCAACTGTGTCACCAACAGCAGGAGTTGTTACGCCTGCAAGAACTTCCTTAGTTACAGAGAAAATGTCACCGCTGTGGATGTGATAACCACGGCAAGCCTTACCTGCAACATTGATGTATTCATCAAGGTTCTTCTTTCTTTCGTCGTACATAACTTCGGGAGAAGCAACGAGTACAACATCTTCTACATTGTCGTCAGCAGCAACTGCGCCACCAACATAGATTTCGCGCTCACCTTCGATAAGAGCGCCAACTTTTAATACACTACCGTTTTCAATAGCAGTAGGTGTATCGCCGTCTGCGCCCATATACTTGATAGAAACGAGAGCAGCTCTAACATCTGTACCGTACATATTGTCGGTTCTTACAATTCCGTATGCCATAATATAGAATCCTCCTTATAAATTAGTTTTCAGCCGAGAAGCCATACTTCTCGAACAAGCCACCGTAAGGTGCATTTTCTGTGTGTTCGTGTTCAACCTTTAACTTGGGAGTCTTAGGTTCAAGTGAAAATTTTCCAGAGATAGCAGCCTGTCTGCCTCTGATTGCGTAGCACTTTTCTTCAAGTGTTTCAACATCGTAGTCGGCACAAGCATCTCTGAGTGCTTCAAACGCTTCGACACCTGCTAAGTCTTCGAACTGTGCAAATACTTCATCGCGTTCGTTTTGTGCAGCAGTGTTTTCTGTTTCTGTTTTGAACTTACGAAGCTCATCAAGTTCAGTCTCCATAGACGCAATCGTGTCGGAGGCAGTCTGGTATTTTGCTTCCCACTCGGCATTGTCCTGAATTCTCTGTTCCATCTGAGCAAACACTGTTGCGAATGGCGAAGCCTGTTCGCCTTCATCAAAGTCAGCAATCACATATTTCTTGCGTGTCTTGCTGTCGAAATCAATGTTTACTGTGTCTCCGTCCATTGTGAAAGTGAAACCATAGAGTAACCAGTCGTTTGTATCCCAAACATAAACTTCGTTTGCCTCCAAGTCACAATCAACGAACCAGTATCTGTTGCACTCGCCCCAGTCTCTCTGAACTGTAATTGCGTCAAGAGCGCGATAAATTTCATCAACAATATTGCTTATTAAAGCGAAATTGTCTGCACCGCCCTCGCCAGAATTGTCAGCAGTAGGTTCGCCAGCGGGTTCAGCCGCAGGTTCTCCCTCGGGGTCAGCAGTCTGCATAGCTTTAAATTTTTCTTCAAGTTCTTCGACAGTAAAGTCTTCGATAGAGAAATCTAAAGCTTCAACATCGATTCCGTATTTTGCGATTAACTCATTTTTATCCAATACCTGTTCTCCTCCTTCCATCGAGTGATTTTGTAAATTTGTATTGTCATCCCCGTTATCCGAGGCTTTGACCAGATTAAAACTTTCCTTTAGCTCAAGCATCATCTCAGAAAGCTGTTCTTTGAAATCTCTCTTTGAGAACATCTCAAGAGAAGAAGATTCAAAGCAAGGTTCTACTCCAATAAGAGCGAACGCCGTAAACTCAAAATCTTTGATATGGTATACACCGTCGATAGTCTCACCGTCTTTAACGGTTATCTCCATACTGTGAGCGACGATACCGTCTTTCTTAATCTTGCGATAGGCTTCCTGTCTTTTCCAAAGCAATGCTTCGGCACATAAGTATTCGTGTACAGTTCCGTCTTCTTCGGTAACATCTTCCCAGAAAACCTTTGCACTTTCGGGGATACAACCAACTGGAGTTGTGATATTAACAAGAATCAGACCGCCGTCTTTTTCTCTTACAACTTCCATATCGTGTCCGCCGAGAGTATCAGACTCTCTGTCGTAGTTACATACAATCGGGCAGTTGAAGATTGTCTTTACACATCTCTCGAAAACTTCTTTTGAAATAGCACTGCCATTTCTGTTTTCGCCTGTGTAGGCAATCCTCAAAATACCAGAGTCGAAGGACGAGTTAACCTCACACAAATTGGTTATAGATGATGCGAATGTTAAGTTTAAAACCTTATTGTTCATCGATAACCTCCTCATAAATCAAAAACCCCGTATGAGTGTTCATACGGAGTTAGAATGTTAGAGTATCCGAAAGTGCGTAATCCATTTTTTCAAATGAGAGTTTCGTTTCGGATTTGTTCTCAAACACATAGATATTATTTTTTGTGTCGCTTTTCAAAAGCTTGTATTCATTGGCAAGTAATACATCTCTGGATTCTTCGCCGAATACATATATGAATTTACTCTTCATAAATTATCAACCCCAATCTGAACCCTGTTCACGGGATTGTTCGCCGCTGTCAGACAAATCTTCGATTTCTTTCTCGGGACTGCCTCCATCGTCGGAAGCAATGCCGGGAGAACTTTGAGTGGACGAACTTTGAAGAGGAATGAAAGTAGATTTAATATCAAGGATTTCATTTTCCAAGAAGTTCATACAATCCATCTCAGCCTGTCCAAGACCTTGAGAAGCACAGTAATAGGACACCATAGGCACACCATACTGACACGCCTTGAGGTATGCTTCGCCAGCCTCTTTTCTGTTATAAGGAGATACATCAAGGAATGTTACCTTGAAGTTCTTACCATAACCCTGAGACTGAATAAATCTGTTAACTACATTCTCAATGCTTTTTACGATACCGTAAGTAACGGCTTGGTCTGCTTTGATAGAAAGCGACAACGCATTAGCTGAAGCCTTTTCGTTATTAAATAATAAAGAAGATACACCTGCCGCCGTGAACATATTTTGTTCGGCATCTGCAATAGTGTTTGTGTCGCCGGTATTTGAGCGTTCAAAACTTATCTTCTTAATCTCCATAGGAGAGAGCACCGAGCCAACCTCTTCAGGAAGAACCGAGTCAAGGTTTCGCCAGAACTCTTTTGCTTTATCTAAGTCCATCTTCCAACTACCGTCTTCGTCCATAGGCAAAGCCATAACAATCATTGCGTAGTTTTCAAGTGCAGTCTTAGTGAGCTTCAACTGTTTATAATCCTCGATATCATAGATTTCTCTCAAGAGCCCCGCAAACGGTGGTATAGAGTAATCAAGAATATCTTCAGTGCATTTAATAGCAAATGATGTGGGAGAGTCTAACTCAATCCATCTTTTGGTCTTATTCTTTTCATAAATCGCATATTTTGTTTTAAACTCTGCAGGATAGTATTCAAGCAAAGCTTTTCTTGAGTCAAAGTATGAGAAGTCGAATGTAACATTCAGAACATTACCCTCGATGGTAGAGATAGCACAGTAATCACTTGGTAACTGTTGGAATGTAATACTGTCATTTGTTACCCACATAGTTCCGTAATATGTATCTTCTCTCAAACATACCGTCAGTATCTTCGGCCCCTGAGTCTTAATGTTCATAGCCGACATTGTATTTAATACTTTACGGTAGTTACGAGCAACAGACTTTTCGTTTATGTGTTTCGGGTCTATACGATATGGAGATACAACATACGATAAATCTGAAAGTCCGGCGAAATACTGGATAAGCCTTCTGAAATGAGGAGACGCACCATTGATATAAATGACTGCTTTTCTAAGCTGCTTCTCATATTTATAAGGATTTGAAAGGTAGGTTGTTATATCGTCCTTAGAGTATAACGAAAATGTAGGAGTATTAACATTGTTGTTAAGGTCTCTTGTGATAAGTCGGTTTAATAAAGCGAACCTGCTTGAGATACCAATCATACCTTCAGGTAATTTGGAAGAGTTGCTTTGTGTCTGATTCTGTGGTTGAGCATTTTTGTTTGGTTGCTTATTATAACCAGCTCGCGATTTGTGTTTTGCCATTTATATTTTTCACCGCCTTTCCGTGATAGCTTGGTGGCTTAATAACGAAAGCATCCGAAGATGTAGCATTAACACTTTGTTTCTTGCTTAACTTACTTTCAATCTGAATAGCCACATAATAGTTGTATGATAAACTGGAATAACGGTCTTTACGCATCCCTGTTTTCTCATATATCTTAACCTTACCGCCAGACTCTTCGTGCTGAAGCTTTGTAAGTTCATCAATAAGAAGAGTTGTGTGGATGTAAGGTAACTGTAGTTGCATACGCTCTGCGGGAGATAATGAGTTATATCCACGCAGTTCTCCCAGAGACTCTTCTGCCTCATACTCTGATGCAAGCAATCTGATACGACCACTACGGAAAGCTTCTCTTAATAAGAAAGCACAATCAGAGTTAAACTGTGCACTGGCTTTGATAGCCCAGATAACTTTCTCAGCACCGATAACTGTACACCTTGCTGCCATTTCTGCATTGTTACAGCAGGAGATAGCAGGGTACATTTCTCCAGTCTCTGGGTCAACGATATCTCTTGAGAGACAGTCATATACACCGAGACCGAGACCGCTTGTATCCAGTACAAGATAGTCGCAGCTATACTCATCGAAAAGTTTTCTGATGAGCAGTGCTTGGTCGTCTGTTCGCAATCCTTCACACGCATCGGCATACACAATGTTGCTCGTGTATCGTCCTGCTTTGGTGGGAAGTAATTGATTTAAGAATATCGCAGTGGCGTCGTTGTTATTTTTTCTACTTGACATTAACGCGATATCCGCAGAAAGAATTCTGATTTCGCCGTTTTGCTTGGGTTGAATTTTAACATTCTGAGAATTGTTTACCTTAGCCGCAAGCTTGTCTGGCAACATAGGATATTTAATCCTTCTGTTTTTGGAAATAGAATTATAATCAAAGAATGAGCCGTCGGTGTTACCATACCAGAGGGCTTCGTATTCCATTTGAAACTTAATCTCATTGAAGTCTGTTTCAGCCATTTCATCTGCAACTGTTTCTGCGTCAAGCAGACCCTCCGTTACAGATAACTGATATGGCAGACCACAAACAAACTGACGCTTCGAGTCGTCTAACATAAACTGACAAGTGTCTGTACATTTGAGGTAACTCCAATGGTCTACGAAATAAGCAGAAGATAAGTACATTGTTTTGTTCTTTTCTTTTGCATATTCCTTTTTGCGTTCTTCTTTTGTAAGTTCTTCATATCTCGGCATCCTTTTTTGTGTAAGGAACTTACGAAGAATTGTATCGATGACATCCTTAGCAATCATTCTGAACTCATCAAGTAACAAAAGGTTAGCACGGTTACCACGAGCCGAGTCAGAAGCGGTAACAACCTTTATATACGAAGAGTTCTTGAATACAATCTGGGCATTTGTACCATTTATTCGGGTTTGCTTTTCATCGATTTCGGCAGCCAGCTCTGGAGAGAGTGGCTTAAGCTCAAGCATAATTTTTTCCAGAACATTTATACTCTGACCTCTTGTACCAGAAGCAATACATATCTTGGTACCCGGGTATAATATACATCGGATAACACAAAAGACTGCACTTAAGAATGATTTACCGATACCACGGCTACCAATAAAGGCGGTTGTGGATGACCAGTTCATCATTATAATAAGTATCTTCTGGAATAAGTGTAGGTTCAGATGCAGATAATCTTTTGCAAACCTGTGCGGGTTAGCGCGGTAGTAGGCACACCACCGTGCGGCACCCTCTGTAATCTTTGCTATACGAGACATCAATCGTCACCGTCTGTTTCTGGTGTGTCGTCTGTGTCGTTACTTGCACCGAAGATGTCATTGAACATTGTTTCATCATCTTCGTCGTCGTACTCAGGACGCTCAATCCTCATCTTGGCGAGCTCTTCCTCGTACAGTTTACAATATGTATTCTTAATTCCGAGCATCTTACACAGATGACCGAAATACCAAATACTGATATATCTGACAATCTCGTCTACATCTTCAAGTTCCGGGTCGGGTTCTGGAATAGGACGCTGATTTTCCCAACGCTGAATCCAAACACCAAAAGGTGTGTTGTCGATTCCTGCATCCGCATCGTCCTTTTTCTGCGTAGGCTTTAAGCTTGCACTACCAAGTAAAGTATTTAACGCTGCAATGCTCTTGTCTACCGTGCGCCCAGCTGCACGGTCTCTGTTGATATCAAGCTCAAGCGAACAAATCTGTCTGATGATAGCTTCGGTACCGATGTCAATATCCGTATCGGGAAGTCTTGACATCCAGTACGAACGACGCTGTTCAAGTGCCTCATACATTTCAGGCGGGTACCCCGGCCCCCAGAAGGCGATAACATCTTCTGAGATTTCAATATCTTCGGCGTCAACAGATTCGTCAAACAAATCATCAAATGTTTCTTCGGGTTCAGCAACTATGTTCTGACCGAAGTTCCACAGTGTTCCTTCCTCGGACAGTGTATCGTCATAGCTCTTACCGGCATAGGTAACAGAATTTACTTTTGCCATATACTGCGTCATCATAGAACGAGTGGTGTTTTTCTTTTCTACCTGACGGTAAACACTTTCACTCCAGTATAAGTCGAGTTTACGACACACCTGTCTCACCGCATCTTTTGCGTTATTACATTGAGAAAGATATCCGTTATAGATTGCATCAATACAATCTCTACAAATATGAGTATGTCCTACGCCTTTATGAAGTACGGCATAACTCACAGGAAAATATCCCTTTTGTCTGCTATAGTCAGTACCACACTTACTGCATACAGCTCTGGCGGATTCTACTTCGAGAGCCATTATTCATCCGCCTCCTCAACAAGTCTACGGTGTATAGGAGGTAGGTCTTTGAAATCATCGAGAGATAATTCATAAACCTTTGCAGCCATTCTCAGATTGTTGCCGAAAGAAAACTTCGGAACATATCGAGCATTGACTTTTACAGCCTCACCAGTCTCGGGATGTTTGGTCATTCTTGCGGCTCTCTGATGAACCCCAAGTGTTCCAAATCCGTGGATGGAGACTTCTTCACCGTGTTTGATAGCGTCCTCGACAACACTTAGGCAGGCGTCAAGAATTGCCGCAACATCGGCTGTGTTATATAACACCGTCTTGTCTGTTTTCTTAACAACGAAATCCTTCTGGTTTCCGTCGTCGTCTGATATATGAAATACCTGCTTAGGTGTGGACACAGGTTTTCTTATGTTATTACTACGCAAGACCTCAGCGGCCTTACTGATTAAATCCTTCTTATTCATAAAACACTCCTTTAACTCGTCTCGGTTACATATCAGCCAATGATTTCTTTTCAGGAACAGAGATGTCTCCGTCTTTGAAGTACATTCCAATCTGTTCATCTGCATCAAGGTCTGTATATAAACGAACCATATCGCTTGACTCCCAAGCAACTATGCTTTGGATTACGCCATCAGGAATACCGGCTTTTGCCAAGCTGGTAGTAAAGTAATGTCTTAAGCTATGTATATAAGCAGGTTTACCCGCAATTCTACTGAATGTGTTAGACCAGCTATTGATAGTCGTAATCTTCACATATTCCTCGGGGTTACTTTTATTCGGGAACAGCCACTCACTTTCAATACCGTGTTCGGCTCTGTAATTAAGCCACTGCTCCAGATAAGGTCTGAACTTTTTGGCGAGGGTGTAACAAGGTATAAACTTACCACCGCCACGACCTTTTGTCTTGATTGGACTACTCTTCCAGAGAGCTCCTTCGCAAACAAGATTGTCATCTGAAAAGTCGCTTACCTTAAAACGACAAAGCTCTGACTTTCTTCGTCCGCTATACATAGCAAGAGCGAGATAACAAGCCTTCTCGTAATCTTTTCTTAAAGTGAGAGCTTCGAGTAAGTCATCAAGTTCCTCGTCTTCCCAAACTGTCTTTTCTCTTACAGGTTGGTTGACAGGGTTCTCAACTTTGGAAATAATATTTCTGAATGTTGGATATTCATCGTCAAGAACGGAAGTGATATAGTTACTCAAAGAGGAGAGAGCCGCCTTGAGTCTTCTGATTCTCGCAGGACTGTTTTCGTTACTGTTGAGCAACCAGTTCTGATATGCGAGAACATTTCTCTTTGTCCAATCAACGAAGAATTTATTGTCGTTATGTTGTAAGCACCAAACCCAAGCAATCTGGATATCATTCTCATATCCGTTGATTGTGGTTTCGCTTCTTTGAACTGCACGCAAATAATCAAGGAAGTCTCTTAATAAGGTTTGATTATCCTTGTTAACCTGCGAAAGCAGTTCGGGTGATGTAATAGAATTCATCTTAGTTTTTCTTGCCATCGCAAGTCACCTCCTAAATTTATAATTGGTGGGCAGGGGTGGATTCGAACCACCGTATCCGAGGAGCCTGATTTACAGTCAGGTGCGTTTAACCAGACTTCGCTACCTACCCGTGTATATAATGGTGGAACCGGAAGGTGTCGAACCTTCATCCTTCGGATTTTCAGTCCGACGCTCAGACCGCTTAAGCTACAGTTCCGTGTGGTGAGGTCAGAGGGGCTCGAACCCATCATTATAGCCTTGAAAGGGCTATGTCCTAATCCGATTAGACGATGACCCCATATAAGCCCACGAGTCCGAAGAACATCGCAGGACAAACTGGTTATATTCCTATATTTAATAAGCCATTATCAAATTCCCAATGATGATTTGGGCATAACGCAATGAGATTATCTATCGAGTTTATCTCAGTTATAAGTGCATCATCCTCGAAATCAGACACCGGTTTAATGTGTGCTATTTCGTAATGCTTATCGTATCCGCATATCGCACAACACTTTTCCTTGTCGCTGTTCTCAAATATTTGCTGTGCGTGTTTTCTAATGGATGAACGAGCACTTTGATAATTAGCTCTTGTGTTAAACAACTCACCTTTCGTTGCGCCTGTGAGTTCTAACTTTGATTGATATAAAGAAAGTCCCAACTGTTGAATTCTGTCTTTGATTTTTCTCCGAGCTGAAACATTTATATATGTACCATATCCGAGACTGCGAGCTATGTCCGTATAATTAGAACTTTGATTATACGCAAGAATAAACTCCTCGTCGGTGGCTAAATCTATTTTAGAAATTGACACTTAGTAACACTCTCCTTATATCACGGCATAAAGCCCCGCCATATTTCAGGCGGGGTCTATTTGTTATGTATTTATTTTTGTAATGGGATGTCGTAATGACAAACGATACCGTCTTCATCACAAACACACACCATCTGTTCGGGCTTACCGAAAATTCTTTTCTGCACGCAGTAGTCATCCATACCAAGGAATGAACCTGCCATTACCGTTTTAACGCCCTGAACTTCATCAACTTTATTGTGGTGCATATGTCCAGACAATACTGCATATAAAGGCTTTCCAACCATAGTTTGCAGAGACTGAACCTTGGACGCAGAACCGTCGAAGTCTCCGTGAACACCGCAATAGTTTTTACCTCTAATGTCGATAAGGTACATAGTGGAATCAATCTTTTCTCCAGAACCAATTTCGACATTCTCAAAGTTCTGCAATCTTGCTGAGATATACCATTCGATTAAATCATCAAGTCTCTCGTCAACAAGTGCATTATCTTTGTTAGGGTCAATACGACTGTGGTTGCCGGACACACTTACAAACTTAACTGTCTTGAAGTGCTTACTTAATTCGGCAATAAATTCTGCAATTAACTCGGATGCACCCATAATCTGTTCGATTACATTCTCTTTATTAGTAATCTGGATAGACCTGTGGATTGCACCACTGATAGCATCACCGTTTTCCCATACAATACAGTTTTCACTCTGGTGTGTTTCTGCTATCTTGATTATTCTATCGAGGTAGTGATTCATCATATCTCTTGCGATAGATGAGTTATACGAACCCCAATGGTTTGAATGAACCGCTCCGTAGTGGAGGTCATTAAGACTGACAAGTAAATCGTTGCCGCTTGATTCGATAAAGTTTCTTTCGTAATTTAATTCCGGCAAATCGCCATTATGTATAGCGTCAACAATAATCTCGTTCAGTTCTTCCTGTCTGGAACGGTCTCTCACGACTTTATTGAAAGCATTACGCTGGTCGAAAAACTTCTGTCTCTCTTTGCGAAGCTCAATCATTTTTTCATCGAGTTCTGAGAGGATGTTCGAATCGTCAATGCAGTCAGCCTGCTCTGCAGCCATAAGGTCGAGAGTAAACTTACTACCATAAAACATTCTACGGGCTACATCTGAACTGTAGGGTTTACCATAGGTAAGTTCCGCAAGTTCGGTGTAATCAATATCTGTCAGAGTTTTATCTGAAAGTTTTCCGTATACAATTCTTTTATGATAAGCAAGCGTGGTTTCGTTAGGCTTTCTTGCTAAATCTATTTTCGCCACCCGCTTTCTCTACGGTATTGCCTCCGTTTCTGAAATCCTCTAAAAACTTAATCGCCTGTCTGGATTCCTCGCAGAAGTAATGTCCGCGTTTTGATTTTTGTTTCATCGTCCTAACAATGTGAACTTTAGGAAGATGTTCTCTGATAGCCTTAGCTTCGCTTTTGTTAATAGAAATCATAAAGTTATATTCAATCCTTTTCTTCAAATTTCGCCTTCCTCGGAGGGCGTTGTTTACCAAATAAAATTTTTATAAATATCTATCATAGAAAGCACTTCATCATCTGGGGTGTAATGCGTTGTCTTGCAACCAAATACACCCCTGCATTTTTTCCAACATTTTTGGAATTTACTGGTGCTTCCTGTGACGCATTACTGCGTTTACATTCTGCTTCGTTTTAATTTCAACTGCGCACTCTTTGCAGTACTTCTGTTTACGACCCTTTGTTGGCTCGTCAATCTTAACGGTGATACCACAGTTTGTACATTCAAAGTACGGCTCACCGTGATACTTAAGATACTGATATCCTAAGTTGCGTAAATCTGTAATCGTCATTGCGACATCTCCGTCTTCGGCGAAACAAACACGCACATTCGTGTTGTCAACTTTCTTGGAGAACTGAATCAATCCTGTATCTCTGAGAGTAGCATACATAGCACATTGTCTTCTAATAGAAGTGTTAATGTTGGCGAACGCCATTATCTCATTGTCTTTACTGTTTACCCAGTTATCATTCTGTGAGTTAACTATATTCCAGTACTTCGACAGACAGAGAAGAACAAACGCAAGTCTTCTGATTTGCTTTCCGTCCAGAGAATCAATCTTATCCATCTCGGGCTTGGTTATAATGATAGAGTCAATCTGGATTGCCTCGTGCTTAAACGCCCAGTCTGTTGCAAAGTCAAGCATCTTAGACCACTTAGGTATCGATGCCGTGGAATCACACTGCAATAAGAATAAGTCAAGCTTGCTTCTGATAGTCTTCTTGTTTGCACTATCGCAACTGTCTATGTAATAACGAGCTACTCGGCTCAAAGTCTCTGACGGCTTCTTGCCGAGGCTCCTTGTCTGTATCGCCTGTTCGGCGTAGTAGTGTTCGTTCAAAACAATGCTCATTCTTTCACCTCAACTTTCTTGGATATTACAGAAAATCTGTTGCAACAATATTCAATGTCTCCGTTTTTATCAAGAGTTGGGAAAGAAATCGTATTATTGTTTTGTGATAATAAGTTATGTATAATATCAGCTCCGCACATACTCCAAGCAAATCTCTTGGTGGAGCTTCTCGTATAACAGATATCCAATATGATGTTGCATAAGATATCTCTGTTTGGACAAATCGTGTCGCACTCTTTTCTGAACTCACTGTTCATTACGGCGATTTCAGAACTGGAGTCACACTCATCAATTCGTTCGTTGTCCGCGAACACGATATAACTTCGCAGTCGCTGGTTGTAGTCGTCATACAGTTTCTTAATTGAGTTATACTGTGAGTAACTATACTCTGACTTATTCCTCATAAACCTGTAGTCGAACTTAACCTCGCTGTTGTGTCTGCCAACATATCCGTCGAACTCGTCTTCGAACCTACGGCAGATTTTATTCATAACACAGTCGCCAATTCCAACCGGCATCCTGTATCTGTAATACCTTAAGAACTCAATTTGTCTGTCGGTCAATTTCTCCGACGGCAGCTTCATTAACTCATCGACCGTCATTTGGAATTCACGCAGAGCGTTTTTGTTCGTGTTCTTAATATAGGTATTGTACTGCTTCATAAGAGCAGGATATATGTATCGCATAAAGTATGGCTTCTTGTCGGCGACAATACTGCGGTAAAATTCTCTCTCGGTTTCGTCCTCAATTTTGTTTGCAGCGTGTCTGTCGTGCCAAGTTCGAGGCATTGGCTTACACACAATACCTTTAGCCTTATCAATGGAGTTTTGCTGATAGAGCTGACCGCATCGGATTCGGTAGTCTAACGCTTCGTACTCTTTGCTACCTTTCTTAAAGTGGGAGCGAACCTCGAACATTGAAGTTATCCAGTTCGTTGTCTGACCAATTTCGTTTCCGAAGCTTTCTATATTTGAACGGACGAAATCTTCTTCGGTAGGAATCTTCTTGGTTGCTCTCCTCTGAGCACACATCAATGCGGGTAGTGGTTTTAATTTATTAACAAGCACATTGTTGTCGGTGAGCATAACAAGGTCTCCGTCAAAGTCGCAACCATTTAATGCACTTGCGGCAGTGTCCCACGAATTGAATACCGTACAGGTTGTCATATACTGAAACCAATGTCGTACTTCTTCATCGGCCACAGGCGTTACGAGTCTAATGTTATTGTGGCAAGTCATCGGTGCTCTGTAACAAGCAAGCTTTTCTGCACCACTGTCAGCCCAATACTGATTATAAATTTCACCAGCCTTTAATAAACCCGTTACCTCTAATCCGAAAATACTTTGACACAGAGAGTAGGGGTCACCAGACACAATCGAATAGTTGCCGTGAACTTTAAGTACGCCCACCTTAGCTTCATTGATTCTGTTCTTGATTAACTGGAATATACTGCTCTGCACAAACGGGTCGTCGATTACTCGCTTATCAATCATCAACGCCTTAATGAAGTCATCTTCGGCTCGAATGATATTGTTTTCATTTAACCCGGCACCTTTAAGGAAGAGAACGGTCTTTCTCCAATCTCCACCGAGAACATCTTTGATTTCGTTCATAGTGGGAGAGATGAGTTCTTCAATATCCTCGTCACTTAAATCGTAACTCTGGATAAACTGATAGTTAAGATTTCGTTCGCTCTCCAAAGTCTTTGGGCAGGTCTTCGCAATACCAAAAGTGTACCCGTTCGCAACCGACTTGGATATGTAGTCGTCGCAACTTTCATAGGAGTCCCATAACTTAACCATTGATGTTGTGAGTATAAGTTCAACCTTGCTGACATCAACATCATTACCCCAAGCATCCTTGACGATATAGTTGTGTGCCACTCTGCCTGCGAACTCAAGGAAGTCAAATGTGAACACCATACCTTTCTCAAATGAGAATCTGGTATTAACACCACTCACCATATAATCAAGTCCAAGCTCTTGGCTCCATCTTTCGGCAAGTGCCGGTAACATTATTCCGTATCCGTCCGAAGCATCCATTTCAATCTTCTGGGACTTCTGCGTTTCCATTAACGGTTCGCCTTCGCCCTCATCGGTGAGGTAGATGATATCGGATAAGAACTCCGTATTACAATCATCAACTACAAGCACACCCTTTGGCATAGACACAGGGGTTGACGCACTACAGGTCAAAGCCTTATAAGCTTCAAGCTTGGCAGGCACGAGTTCCATATCTGGATTGCGTCCGTTTTCAATTCTGCGTTTAAACTCGTCGGCGTGTCGCTCACTCACGAACACTATGGTGCTGTTCTTGATACCACCGTTCGTACCGAGCAACCTCTTGTACCTGATGCCGTTTATAGTGAACCCACGACAGGCTCTGTAATAGTCCTGCTTTTTGTCAATAATCAAACACATATAGTCTGGTTTGTATTGAAGTTCATCAAGTTTCTTATAAAGATTCTTAATACTTCTTTTGTTTTGAATACTGTTTGGTTCCTTACGCAATCTTTTTATTTCTTCTTTTAAATTACGAGCCTGCTCGTCACCATTCGTAATACCATTCAGTTCATCAATCCAACGAAGTACTTGGCTGTCGGCAAGGGAGATTACTTCGTCATTTCTCCTCGCCTCGTCAATCGGTAAAATAAGCTTCCACTTTTCTTTTCTCAGTCTGCTACTATGTATCTTGTAAATATATTTCTGGCATACTAATTGCTTACTAATGGAAGTCACCTCGCTTCTTGTAAATTTTATAATTAGCAGGATAGCTTAAAAAAATTTAGCTATTGCAGTTTTCTATGTATCCAAACCATTCGGCACGAAACGCCACGCGGTTGTTCTCAATCATATCATTAACTTCTTCATCGATAGCTTCTTCGGTAAGCGGAGTGTAGTCTTCGCAAACTTCTGAGCAGTCGCACTTATCACTGTAATAGCAGTTAGAACAATGTTTCTTACTCAACGATATTCCCTCCTTTGCTAACAGTATTTATCCAGTTAATGAGTATGTTCCTCATACGACTGCTTGGTATGTATAAATAAACTTCCTCTCCGTCGCGGATGGCACTACGCCAAATCCACTGTACCATAATGGAGAGTGCAAACATATCCTCGTCAACCTCGACGCCGTGTTTCTGGTAGAACTTCTTGTCGTTCACATTCATAAACACATTGACCATATAGACAAGGTGTGTCTTGTTTCGATATGCGTTGGTAGCTTTGGCATTAAAAGTCAAGAACGACTTTGTATATCCTTTGCCTTGCATATGAGCTTTCTCTTTATTGTAGGTTGCCCACAACCTTTCATCTGCAGGAACATCACTCCAAATATTCTTGAAGCAGTTCGCAACATTTCGCCTGAGCTGGTCTGTCTCTTCATCATCACTCTTCTTAAACCAGTTCATCGACAGGGCATAGTAATCGTCGCCGACATCATTTATCTTTCCGGTCTCGATTACATGAAGCATATCTCCCAGACGGGAAACATACTCAGGGGTATAGCCGGGATACGAAGAAAATCTAAATCCCGTTGCAACCTCATCCGTCTTTTCAATACCGATGTATTCATACGGTATATTGTATATCTCCAGAAAGTGGTGGAGACTTTGACCCTTGAAAAGATATGTCAGTATAAACACATTCTTAAACGAGGTAATCAGTTC